CGATTACCGGCACGCATCTGCACAAACACGCGAGATGACTGACCCCGGTTGTTCCACGTTTTTGCAACGCTAGAACCGCGCTTGCGGAAACCACGCATAGGAATACCAGCAGACTTGATACTTGCTGACAGATTAGCCCTAGCAGGCTCAGCAAGCTCTTTCCACTCACGGCGCATAGTTTTAGCCAACTCTGGCTCAATCTCGTTTAGGCGACGCACAAGACGCTTCATGTCACTGACAATGATGTCAGCCCTGTAAGTCTCTGCCATGAATCCGCCTAACGTCTACATCTATTCTACCGACAAGAAAACCGCCCCCGAAGGGGCGGCTTCCTAGTGTCTCGGCAGATTCTTTGCTACCAACCAGCGTTGCATGGTCCATAGCATCCTGTCATCGAGCTGTAACAACTCTCTAGGACTAATCCCGGTTTCAACCGCTAGGCCAGCGATCATCCAGTGAGCCGAAGACTCACCGAGACCAACTATTTTGGGTCTTCCTCAGACTCCCCAATGGTTTCAACTGTTTCCAGCCACTTCTCATAGTCAGCCTTAGTACCGCCGGAGCGCTTCTCCGAGTGCCACGCCAAAAACAGTAACCAGCCAATCCGAGTTTCCTCAGCCAGCTTCGTAACACTAATCCCGAACTTGTCCTCGAAAGCAACAAGGTCAGCGGCGCTACAAGTTACCGTTTTTGCCGTACCGTCCTGGAACTGAATGTGTAGGTTGATTCTCATGCTGTAAGTTTACAACAATTACGCGGTTGCGTAAGCAACGGCACCCGTGGTGGGGAACGTCACTGAGAATGTGGCGAGGTCGCCAACTGCTCCAGCCACAGGGGTGAAGCTGTTAATCAACGCCGTTGCGGTGTACTCAGGCGAGGTCGCTGAAGCAGCGGTTCCACCTGCAATCACAACAAACGTACCAATCGTGCCAACAAGGTCCTGGAACAGGTTAGACACACCACCGGCACCGAAGTCGCTGTGGAAGTCGAGGGTCAACTGACCACTCTTCAGGCCGCCCACAACCTCAGTCCAACCAGCGGAACCGAAGTCAGTTGTTTCGACCTCGGCAGCGTTCAGGACAAGCTCAGCGCGAGCGCAAGCGTCCGAAACATCTGTTCCGTTCACAGTTACCTTTTGGCTTGTAACTACATACTTTGCCAATTTATTTCTCCTTATACATAAACAACGACATCAAACTCAGCCGCCATATATTCCTGATCATCCAGTTGTAGAGAGCCTATGTTAGTCACGCTACGAACCCGTAAATCCGCTACGAGATTATTAAGTCTCCTATCCGATTCTACCGCAGACTTGATACTGTAGTCCCCGGTAGCAGCTACATACTGGTTTAGCTTCCGTTGCGCTGTGCGCTCGTCAGCACGAGACACGACAACGAAAAGTGTGAACTGTAGGGTAGTCAAACCCTGGTTGAAAGCCCCGTCGAAACCAATCTGCTCAAGGCTCAGAACCGCGACAGGGGGGTTCACCATGTCGGGAACGTTCTCTGCCGTCCTCAAACCACTAATTGTGGCAAGGTTCACGGCAATCTGTTGCCTAATTGCCTGAATATCCACGGCTACGCCATCCTAATACGGCAGTACGGCTCCAATAGTGTGGCAATGTCAGGGTCAATCCGTGACAGACGAACAACGCCCATAGAGTCGAATCCTGCCACACCCATTGGGCTGTCGGCACGCTTAAAATATCTGGCGGCCTGGAGGATACAAGCCTGCTCCACAGCATCCGGTACAGCAGACCAACCGAATGTACCCGTCACCTCAACAGTGGCTTCCTGCCCCGCAGTCGGGAACCAGTAGTCACCCACAGCACGAATGTGTGTAGTCGGGGAAGGGATACCACCGGCGATACCGTTCAACGGCTCCAGTTGCCGATCACTAGTTCCCCAAGTCTGGTCAAACACACCATCAACGTTCGTAGAAGTCTTCAACGTGGTCAGTGAAGCCAGGTCGTCAATCTCCACAAGGAAGTTGTCGTAAGGAATGTAAACCCGTGAACCCTCAGTCGTGTAGAACACACGCTCGGTGAAGTTGTCGATAGCGCGTGAAGCAGCCGTGACACAAATCTCCAACCAGGTGTCATCAACCGAGTCAGTGATGCCCAAAGAAAGCTTGATTGTTGTTAGGTCAGTGTAACCATTAGTGATCGCCATAAGTCCTCCACATCTAGTCTATCGTGGCGTATCCCATGCGTTCCGGCGTCTACGGTCCAAAGACCACGACCCCTGACCGTAATCATTCTTAGCCATCTTGTTGTTGTAGTAAATCGCGTTGTTCTGGAACGAGACAGCGTTTTTCTCACGCAATCCACGGTCAGCTCCAATAGTTGACGAATTTTCGTGCTGGGTAGGAATAGAAACTGACCGAATATGTACGTTTTTGTGTACAGCACGCCTCTGATAGTCGTTGTCCTCGAAATAGGCCGGGTAAAGGGCTTCGTCGAACAAACCGACCCTCCTGACGACCTCTTCACCGATAGAAAACGTGTGCCAGAAGGGAAACATATCAGAAAGGGTTATCTCGTCTCTACGAGCCTCTGAGAGCCCCTCAAGGGCACCAGGCAAATAAACCATGTCGTTCGAGGCGAAAAACCACCTGTCATCGTGCGGGAACAGTTTAATACCAAGATTCCACGACGCAGCCACCCCCAGGTTCGACGGCATACGCAAAATACGTCCACGCTCAATGAAAGGATGCTTCTTCAACAACCTGTCACTACAGTCCCCACCATTATCAATAATGAGAACATCCCTGATCGGGTAGTCAATGCTGTAAACCATCCGCTTCAGCAAATCGTAACGGTTCAACACCGGCACAATCAGATTAGGTAACATCAAACACCCTGAAACGTGTGACCCTCAAGATTCAAGTTGAGGAACGGGTTCAACGAATACACTGTCACATCATATTCCCGCTGCAACCAAGCTTTCATCAGCGCATGGTGCTCGTTATACAACACCCACAGTTTGTCCCCATCAGGATAACCCGCAACACGATGTTCACCATCCAGCGTTCCACAATCAGCACCCACCAAAACAATATGCTTCGCTCCCAACCATGCAGCCAAATGCATTGACCCGTGCAAGCTCGACGACCCGTAAGCCAACGAGTCCGGTTTCGGCGGGTGAGTAGTCAACGGATTCCACGCAGAGCCGGGCGGGTTGTAATTATCTTGCTCGATAAGAACAAGCTCATCGGTTTTCTCGCCCCGCCATTCCTGTTGCGTCACGGTGTCACGGGCAAGGGTGACAACGGCAATCCGCGCTGACATACTCAGAGCATCCTCGTGATAATGGGTAAAAGCATAGTCAGGAGTCAAGCCTAAAACCTGAGCGCTGTAGTTAGTGCTCACCGTTGTCTTGTCTTCAAAAAAGTGCGGGCTCAGGAAATTAAGTGATGGGCCGGAACCCAACACCCAGATAGTAGAACCAGGGTGCTTATCTTTTAGGGTGTCAAGCCTACTCACTAAACTCTCTCCTCAACAATGGCATCCAGTCACGCTTCCACACAGTCTCAACATCAAAGTCTTTAGCGAACTTCTTAGCAACCTCTGACTTGCCGTGACCCAGATCGTAAGCCTGCTCCAGGGCGTCCACAATCGACGGCACGTTCGGTGTCTGCCACCACGACAACTGACCGGCATCCCACACGGGTGTCCCGTCCACCAACCAACCATCGTCAGCTACAAGGTCTTGTGACGCAGCCCAGTTAGACGCAATCACCCTTGTCCCTGTTGCTTGCGCTTCAATCGTGGGCACACCGAAACCCTCACCCATGCTCGGGGCAAGCAGAACATCCATGCCCGTGTAGTACGCGGCAAGATTCTCCTGAGTGGACCCGTAACGGTACTCCAACGGGTTCACCAACAACACAGATTGCTCAGGCACACCGAGCGCCTTCAACATCTCCAACAAGTTCCAACCAATACCAGAACCCGTCGCATCAGTGTGCAAATACAACACAGCGTCAGAATGTTTCTTCTGAAAAATACTAAACGCCATCAAGTTCTCACTAAAAGCCTTACGATGCACCAACCCAGAAGCCTTGTTAGCGGCAACCATGCCCACAACAAACTTGTCCCAAGTCTTCCAATAATCACGAACATCACTGCCCGTGTTCAACTCCCAAGACTCCTTCAACACCTTCGT